GCACAAGCCAAAATTGACTTAGGTAACGCAAAATGGGAAGAGCAACAGTTTGGATATATCCAAGCTAGACAAGAGGCTTACGGATCCATTGGTGATCAGCTTGATATGTTATATCACGATATGACTGCAGGTAAAGGCGATAAGACTGGCGATTGGTATAAAGCTATTAAAAAAGTCAAAGACGATAATCCAAAACCAAGCTAATGAAACTTGATGTAGTTAGAACACAATTTGGTAAAGATGCTACCAATGGTATGTTATTTATTAATGGTGTGTTCGAGTGCTTTACACTTGAAGATGAAGTACGAGATGTGAAAGTGTACGGCGAAACTGCGATACCAGAGGGAACTTACCCTATTGAATTTAGAAAAGAGGGTGGATTTCATCAACGTTATAGCGCTAGATATAAAAATGCACACTATGGTATGTTGGAAATAAAAGATATACCAAATTTTAAATGGGTGCTTTTTCATAGTGGTAACACTGATGAAAATACTGCAGGTTGCATTTTGGTTGGCGATACACAACAAGATTTAGATGTAAGTAAAGACGGGTTTATAGGCGCTAGTAGAAACGCTTACAAAAAGATGTATAACAAAATAGCAGTACCTATGGTGGACGGCGAAAAGGTAACTCTTAAAGTATCAAACATTAATCTATCAGATAAAGATGAAGTAAGTAACAAAGCACAAGACACTAATATTTCTATTCCTATGGTTATGGCAAAACTAGGAAGTATGAACGCTGATATAAAACAAATAAAAGCTGGGTTGAAAGGTAAGCAAATAATCTAGGAGCTTTATTAAAATAAATTGCCCAAAATGTCAATCTGTATTGTTATACAATTCAACTGAACGTATTTGGATCTGCGGAAATAATTTATGCAAAGATTATAACCGGAGGCAGTTTGGTGGTATTATCAATTAATCACACAAAAGGAGTGAGTATGTTTAATAAAGAGTGGGCTACAAAAGTAGCTATCAGAACAATCAGAACATTTATACAAGCATTTTTAGGAGTGTTAATAGCTAGTGGTACAGGTCTTATGGAAATAGACGTATTACAAAACGCTCTAGTGTCCGGTATGGTCGCTGGGATTACTGCACTACAAAACGGCTTGGAAGAGTGGACACCAAGTAATAAGGGGTAATAATGGGCGACTGTTGTGGGCAGGGCTGTTGCAACGCAGGCGGATAATTAAATAAACAAAATCGCAAGAATTGTTTTTGTTTTATGTTTAATTAATCCCACACCCGTAATTGCTAACGAAGATAATACAACAACAACAACTACTACTACAAGTACAACTACAACTACTATTCCAGAGGGCGAAGTTGAGGAAATAGAAACCTTTGACGGTACAACTACGACCACAACGACTATTCCCGAAGATAATACAACATCTAGTACTACGACTACTACAACCACTACATCTAGTACCACAACAACTACTGTACCGGAAACGTGGGAACAAAGTACTGATATGGTTATTCCCGAAGATGATTTAGATCTAAACGGTGAAGAAGTAGAAAATAATATTGATATAAATAATACTTGGACAGGTCAATATGGTTGTACGGACTATTGTATAAATTTAGAATTTAGGCAACATGGTGGTGAGGGTAAAGACTATGAATTTGATTTACCCGAAACTACAACTATTGATGAAGAAGAACAAGACATCGATATATACGAAGTCGGCTTCACTATTGGTGCATTAAATAACGAAAGCACAGTAACTTATACGCATACTGATGAAACTACGCAAACAAATACAATTGACGCACAAGTTTTTACAAGCGCTGAAAGTATGTATGAAACAATTGTTTACAACATAAGAGAAACATTAGATACATTTATAGATAAATTTACTTTAACACTTAACGATTGGACTTTAGTAGATGATATAAGTTTTAAATATACAACTACTACTACAACGACTACGACTACCACTACAACCACTTTACCACCACCACCACCGGTAATTTACGAGCCTCCACCACCACCCGAGCCAATTAAATTAGTGGTTATTCTAGATAATGGCGAAGAAGCTGAATACGAAGAACACGAAATAGAGGACGGTACGGTCGAAAGAGATAATGAAAGAAAAAAGAATTTTGATTTGTACGGAGTAGAATTAACAGATGAACAAATTGAAAGAGGAGATTTAGAGCTATATGACATCGAAGCCACAGAGGAAGAGGGATTCTTTTCTGAAGATGATGATTTGGTACTTGATATGGAAGAGGAATTTAGCGATGAGGAGTTTATCGAGCTTACTGAAGAAGAAATCATCGAGCTGGAAAAACAAATGGAAATCGAAGCTAAAGCTCTTGAACTGGAAAGTACAATCGAAATTATTGATTTTGAATCTGAAGAAGAAGCTGAAGAATATATTGAAACTGTTTTAGAAGTAGAAGAATTTTTACAAGATTTTGAAGAAATAGAAATAACAGTTATAGAAGATTTTGAACACGATGAAATAGAAATAATTGAAATCATTGAAAAATCTAAATCTGAAGATGACATAGAGATTATAGAAGAGGTTTTAGAAGATGAAGATATCGTTGAAGTTTTACCATTGGAGGATATTACCGAAGAAGATACGGAGGTATTTTCTCAAGAGATGGTTGAAGAAGAGATTGCAGAATTAGAAAAGATAGTAGAAATACCTATTATTGAGGAAGATGTAACTGAAGAACAAGCTGAAGCAATAATAGAAGAGTATGTAGAAGAGCTTGAAACAGAAGAAGTTATCGAAATCATTGAAGAAGTAAATGACATTGGGGTTGAAAACCTTAATCAAGTAGATGAAGAAGTTATTGAAGTTATAGCCCAAGTGGTAGAAGAAGTTATAACAATAGCGCAGGAAGAAGAAATAACAGATGAACAAGCAGAAGTAATTGGCGAAGTTTTAGGATTTGATGAAGAAACTGCAAAAGAAGATGTAGAGATAATTGCTGAAGCAGTAAAAGAAGATCCTATTGTTGCCGAAGCAGTAGAAAGTTTTGTAGAAAAAGCAGTTGAAAACGCTGATACCTCATTACAACCTTACACATTAGCTGACGTTGTTGTTGAAGTACAGTTTGAAAAATTACAAACAGAGGGGCTTAGTGCTATTATAGACACAGACTTATCAAAAATTAAATTTGATGAGATTGGGGCTGATATGACACAAGACCAAAGAGAAAAAGCACAAGAAGTAATCGTGCCTACAATATTGGTGCGTTTGGCTTCTGCCGTGTTATTTAGAAAGACAATATGATAGATAAATTATTTAAGTGGTTAGTCGAAGCAATAAAAGAAACGCTAAACCTATCTTGGACTTTGGTAGGTTTGATAATTGCAACTTTGACTTTGACTGGATCCGCACAATCTATAACCGGATTGGCAACGATTATAACTCTTATAATCTGGTTATTGACAATAAGTTTTAGAAAGTAGGAAAAATGGAAAATTTTTTTATGGGCATTGTAAGTGTTTACTTTGCTATAAAAACTATATATTTTTTTGTAAGTAAATTAAACACAGTAGAAAAATATATAGCAGACGGCGAGTGGGATTGGATAAGTGGAAGAAAAGAAAAAATGTAGGAGCTTTATCCACCCTAACGGTTATACAAGAGTTAGTATTTGTAATTGTAAGTTTGGAAGTGTATCACATGGCTGATAATGGATATACACAAAAAGAAATGTTGGGATTAGTTATGGAAGATATAGATAAAATTTATAACAAGCTTGAAGAAATACAAAACGATTTAGCAACAAGACCTACAAGACAAGAGATATATGGTTGGATAATAGCCGGTATCTCAATTGCTACTTTAATCACTGTGCTTATGTAATTTGTTGTTATACTAATACCAACAGGTCTGCGTAATGACAGATGAATTAAAGAAATTAGTAAAAAACAAACAAGAAGTGCCTCATAATGAGGAGCTAGGTAATAATTACTATCCAACGGGCTGGAAGCCTCGTGCTGAATATAATAATGCTTCTAAAACGGGTAATGTAACTGCAGTTGTTAGGTCTAAAGATACAACTTTTGATACTATTTTAAAAGATAATGGCTTTGATCCTAATGAGTTTGAAGTAGTTAATGACACAGTACGATATTCTACATGGCAGACACAACTTAAAGGTGGCGAAGTAGCCGATTTGTACGCTTATAAATTTGAAGTAAGAAAAATAAACCCACATCACGATGAGTTTTTTAAAGAGCTTTTAAACGAAGTAAAGAAAAAACCTAAGTTACAAGCTAAAAAAATCACTGGTAATAATGCTTTTGTTTATCTAATGGCTGATTGGCAAATTGGAAAAAAAGATTTTGGAACATTAAATACTGTAAAACTTATAAAAGAAAGCATAGTGAAAGCTAAAAATAGAATAAAAGAGCTTAATAAAACAGGTACTTTAATAGATGAGATATTTGTTGTTGGACTTGGG